CGTGTACGACACCGCCATGATGTCCGCACCGACCGCGCAGAGCAAGGGCAAGTACCTCTATTATGAGCGCTATTACTATGACGTCTTCTGCCTGCACCAGAGACAGGCCGGCGTCTTCGCGCACCTCAGCGCGGCCCCGAGCCTTGGCACGCTGACCGTGACCTCTGTCGCGGGCACCGAGAATGATGGCGATTCCGTGATCACCGTTTCCGGTCCCGGCATCTGGGGCTCCGGCGCTCCGCAGGAAGGCCTGAAGCTGGTCTACTGCGCGGATGAGAACGCAGCTGTAAGCTGCACTTATGGCACGGTACCGCCTGCAGCCAAGACCTGGACCGAGCTGCCCGCTAATCCGGCGACCATCGCAAGCCTGACCGCCAGCAAGGTAATCACCGTGGCTGAGGTCAACAAGGAGACCGGCTTTGTCGTAGCCAGCGGCTACGCGACGCAGGTCGTCAAGGCCTGAGATTAAGGAGGTGACGCCGTGGCGCTCGTAACTCTTGTCTACTATAGCGACACCTACTACGGGGAAACAATCGCCGCGGCCGACTTCCCCCGTTATGAAGCAAGGGCCGAGGATCTGATCCTCGGCCTGATCAGGAAGACGGCCGCGGAGGCTGCCGCACTCCCTGAGGCCATCCTGACTGCCGTGCAGAAAGCAATCTGCGCGCAGATCGAGTACCTCTGGGAGTACGGAATCACCGTGGCCACGTTTGGCAAGAGCGGATCCGGCTTTACAGTCGGGAAGGTTTCCGTGCAGGACGGCAGCAGCCAGGGCGCGGCGGCGGGTCCCGGGTCTATGATCGCTCCGGCGGTCTATGTTTACCTGGAGCAGACCGGCCTGCTCAACCCGGCCGTGGCGACTGCCGGGGAGCCTCCGCAGGTCTGGGGGTGGTGGCTGTGAGTCGGTCCCCGATCCCATCCAGGGTGCTCCATGACTCCGTGGACTTCTATGTCCCGGTCAGCCAGGACCGCTGGCAGAACAAAACCTACCGGGTCTATCACGTGGACCACGTGCACCTGCAGGCAGATGACACCGTGCTGAAAAGCACTAACAACGAAGAGATCCAGCTGAAGGGCATCCTCTTCGTGGACGCCCGCCGGAGCACGCCGCAGCTGAACCTGCAGGAGCTCCAGGCTGCCGCACTGGCCGCGGGCGACACGATGCGGGCCAAGATTTACAATGTCTCCGAGGAGCTCCTCGGAGACTTTGCGGTCCTGTCCGTGGACGGTCTGCCGGATGTGCCGGCGACACGGATCCATCACTGGGAGCTGGGGGTGGTCTGATGGCGGTTATCGTTAAAACAGACCGGGCCAAGTGGGCGCAGGCCATCGAGAAGGCGACCAACCTGGCCAAGTATGCCCTGGCAGAGCAGATGCTTGCTGACTCGGAAAAGTTCGTGCCGTATTCGGCCGGATCCATCCAGTCGGCCGGGCACCTGCGGGAGCGCGGGCACCTGGAGCCCGGTGAGAGTGGCAGGCTGTATCTCGTGTGGGATACGGTCTACGCTTTGTACCAGTGGTTTGGCGTGCGCGCGGACGGGACCCACAGGGTCTCCAAGTACACCACGCCCGGCACGGGCACGCAGTGGGTCGACAAGGCCCGCGCCATGCACGGTGCCGAGTGGCAGGAGATCGTGCAGAAGCGCTTCAAGGAGGGCCTGGACGAATGAGCTATATATCCGAGATCATGGACAAGCTGGCGGCCGCTGCTGACGCGCTGCAGCTCTATGCGGGCATCGTGTACGGCTCGGATCCTCCCGTGGACGGCATCTGCATGATCCAGAGCTCCGGCTTTCCGTCCGAGAAGCACCTCAACGCGGGCATGCTCTATCGCCTGCCTGTCCTGATTAATGCGAAGCACAGCCGTCAGGAGACGGCCATGGCCGCCCTTGAGGCGATCCATACCGCCCTGACGAAAACCAATGACTTCACCGACCTCTGCACCGATGCGGCCCAGGTGATCAACGTGGCAACGACTGCCAGCCCGACCGTGATCGGCCGGGAACAGAACAGCCAGTGGATCTGTGGGTCCTCGGTCGAGGTCTCTTTTTACTGGAGGTAAGATATGGCAGGAGCACTCGCTGCATCCATCCCTGAGATCTCCCCGATCTATAAGTATACGGCCTCGATCGACACCACGCCGGCGGGCCAGAGCCGCACCTGGGCCACCCTGTGCGCCGGCTTTGACAACGTCAGCGAGGCGCTCAATGAGGTGATCCAGCAGTACTGGTTCCTCTGCGGCGGAGGATTCGCGGCCAACTACGTGACCGGAATGGCTCCGGCCATCACGATGACCGGCCGCAGGGTCCTGGGCGATGCCGCGCAGGACTACATTTTCGGCTTCGCGCAGAAGTATGGCCTGATGAAGGCCCGGCAGACGCACTTCAAGCTGACCCGCACCGATGAGGCGGGGACGGCGACTACGATCAGCGCGAACGTGACGCTGGTCAACCTGTCGGACATCTCCGGCGCAACGACTGACGGCTCCGCGGTCTCCGTGGAGATCCGCTTCAACGGCGCGCCCGTGAGCGGGGACGACTGGTCTGCATGACGCACACCCGGACGGGGTCACAGCTGTCCGGGTGCTTTTTTCTATCCAAAAAGAGGAGGGTACATGGCATACAATATTAAACGGACTAACAGACGGATCGAGGACGAGGTCCGCCTGACCGACGGAGACAAGGAGCTCCTGCTGACCGTCTCGCTCGGCGTTGACGACGTCGCGCGGCAGCTGCCGGATCTGCAGCGCGCGCTCCTGCAGGCGCAGAAGGGCCTGCAGGAAGCACAGGAGCCGGAGGACCTGGGAGAGGCACATGAGGCGCTCCGGAAGGCGATCCGGCAGCTCCTGGAGCTGATCTTCGGCACCCTGGGCTCGGACCGGATCCTGGCATTCTATGATGACGACCTGCTGGAGGCGCTGACCGACTTCGCGCCGTACATCACGGAGGTCATCGTCCCGCACGTGACCGAGGCCCAGCGGGAGATGGCTGACAGGTACCGGCGCGCAAGCTGGTGAGGCCCTACGAGCGGCTCCCTGAGACGGTGGAGTATGACGGGCAGGTCTATCACCTGGACCTGTCCTATGCAGCTTTTTTCGCCGCCGACGGGTGCCTGCATGATCCGTGCCTGACCGAGCGCCTCAAGCTGGAGACCGCCCTGGACATTCTGGTCACGGAGCCGCACCCGGTGGAAGTCGGGCTGCTGCGGGCCGTGATCGACCTGGTTAGGGAGGACCGGCCGAAGGGCACCGGGCCGCGGACCTTCGACATTGAGCAGGACTGGCCGTACGTCTGCGCGGCCTTTCAGCAGGCTTACGGCATCGACTTATATGCAGACAAAGATATCCACATCCTCCGGTTCCTGGCGCTGCTGCGCGGGATCCCGGAGGACACCAAGCTGGCGGAGATCATCAGGATCAGGTCCACGCCGATTCCAGCTCCTACCAAACATAACCAGGACCGCATCGCGGAGCTGACACGCCTCAAGGCGTTCTATGCCCTGCGCGGCTCCGAGGAATCGATGCAGGACGGATGGGCGAAGCTCTTCGGGATCCTGCAGGCAAGGATGGACCAGGATGGCTGATGTAGGTGTCGTCCGGTACGAGGTTCAGCTTGATGACCAGAGTACCGATCAGAACATAGATAAAACCGAGAAGAAGCTGTCCAGCAAGCTGGGCGGCATCGGAAAGAAGGTCGGCGGCGTCGCCATGAAGGGCATCGCCGTCGGCTCCGCAGCTCTCGCCACGGGTACCGTGGCCGCGGGCAAGGCCATGCTCGACATGGCCGGCGATGTCTCCAAGACAGGCGACGAGATCGACAAGATGAGCCAGAAGATCGGCATCTCTGCCGAGGCCTACCAGGAGTGGGCCTACGTCTTCGAGCGCTCCGGCGCGGACATCTCCGGGATGCAGGTAGGCATGAAGACCTTGGCGGGCGTGATCACTGACGCCGGGAAGGGATCCGAAGGCGCCCAGGAGAAGCTGGCCGCTTTGGGCCTGACCTTCGAGGATCTGTCCGGCCTGTCCCAGGAGGACCAGTTCGCGACGATCGTCACCCGGCTCCAGGACATGGAGTCCGGAGCGGAGCGGACTGCTGTCGCGTCTGACCTGCTGGGTCGGTCCGCGACGGACATGGCTGCGATCTTCAATATGACTGCGGAAGACACGCAGGCACTGATCGATGAGACCCATGAGTATGGGATGATCATGTCCGACGATGCCGTGGCGGCCTCTGCGGCGTACCAGGACAGCCTGACCAAGGTACAGCACACCATGGACGGCCTCAAGAACAAGGCCGCTGCAGCGATACTGCCCGCACTGACTGACGTGGTCAACGGGATCGCGGACCTTGCGACCGGATCCAGGGACGCGGACACGGTCATCAGTGACGGGATCAACGGGATCGCGGATACGATCTCCGAAAACCTGCCGGGCCTGATCAAGCGCGGCACCGAGATCATAACCAGCATCATCAAGGGCATCGCGAACAACCTTCCTGCGCTGGTCAATTGCGCGGTGGTCATGATCGGAGCACTGGCCGACGGCCTGGTGCAGAACCTGCCGACGATCCTGGACGCGGCGATCAAGCTGGTGGCTGCCCTGGTGAAGGGCCTGATCGACCTGTCGCCGGAGCTGCTGAAAGCCGCAGTCAAGCTGGTGGTGGAGCTGGGCAAGTACATGGTTGAGCAGCATGAGACGCTCAAGACCAAGGCCAGGGAGCTCATGGACAAGATGATCGAGGCCATCAAGAACATCGACTGGCTGGCCGTAGGTAAGGCGATTGTAGACGGCATCGCGGAAGGCATCGCGAAGTTCGGATCCTCGGTGCTGGACGGCATCAAGAACCTGGGCTCGAACGCCCTGGGCGCGGCAAAAGAGACTTTTAAGATCAATTCCCCGTCAAAACTGTTCCGCGACGAGGTCGGTGCTGCGATCCCGGAGGGCATCGCTGTAGGTATCGACGAGAACGAGGACATGGTCTTCGACAGCCTGGCAACCCTGACCGCGGACGTCAACTATAACCTGCCGGATATGTCCGCAGCCGCGGAGAACCTGGGCGCGGCGATCACAGCCAGCAGCTCCGCGAGCATCACGGTGCCGCTGATCGTGGACGGCCGTGAGATGGCAAGGGCGACAGCCTGGTACACCAACGAGCAGTTGGCATGGGAGGCACGCGGATGAAAGATTTTAACACGCCCTATACAGCTTTTATAAACGGGCATAATGTGCTGGACTTCGGGGCCCTGGTGGAGAGCTACTCCGTGGGCGGCACTCCGGTCACGAACAGCATTTTCCTGGGCAGGAACCGCACCACACCGCGGCTCCTGGCCAACACGGTCGGCATGCGGCCGATCACTTTAAACCTGTTTTTTACGGCGCGCACCCAGCACCGCCTGGCGCTCAACAAGAGCCACCTGGACGGGCTGCTGGTAGGCCTTCCGGAGATCAACCTCCCGGACGGGTTCCTCTACCGCTGCAGCATCTCCTCTATCGGGGACCTGCAGATCCTGGGCGTGGAAGGCAACCAGGTGATCGCTAAGTGCGCCTACAAGCTGACCGGGATCCGGCATGACCCGCTCTCGATCGTGGCAGGGAACACGATCAACGCGCAGGGCACGATGCCGCGCATGGACTGCCGGCTGATCTGTATGACGACCCAAGCGCGGGAGACGCTGCCGATGGGCCCGGTGACCTTCGTCAACGTCCCTGCCGGCGTCGCGGTAGTCGCGGACGGTATCGACGGGATCCTGACGGTGGACGGGGAGCACGCCGCAGGCGCGACCTTCCTGCACCTGCCGTATCTGGTCCCCGGAGAGCAGACGATCACCTGCCCGGAGGCCCTGACCATCGAGTACTACCCCACATACATCTAAGGAGGATCCTATGCTGCACCTTATCACTGACCGCGGCGACCAGATCCTCCGCTGCGACGACTATTACATCCGCGAGCTGGCCAGCGGCCTGGACGAGCTGATCTTTAACATCTCCGTCTGGGATCCTGTCTATCCGGAGCTGGTCGAGGAGGCGCAGGTCCGGGACCGGGCCCAGCAGACCTACCTGGTCAAGCAGATCGACGGCGGCGCGGACTCCGCGAAAATTATCGCGCAGCTGGACCTCGATGCCTGGCGCGCGGAGATGCACATCGGCTTCGCCAGCGAGGACAAGACCGTCGAGGAGACGATCTCCGGGATCGCGCCGGAGGGCTGGACTGTGGTGGACGAGAGCGGGATCACCGGCGTCGCCAATGTCTACGGCAACATGACCGGCCTGGAGATCTGCCAGGAGTGCTGCGACGTGTACGGCGTCTGGTGCCGGTGGGACAATGCCGCCAAGACCGTCCGGATCGTCAGCAAGGCCCCGGGGTCACCCTGCGGAGCCTTCGCGACGCGTGACCTCAACCTTAAGCAAATCAACTACAAGGGTAAGTCGAACGACATCTGCACCCGGCTGTATGCCTATGGCCAGGATGATCTGACCTTTGCGAGCATTAACCAGGGCAAGCCCTATGTGGATAACTTCGCCTATACGGACAAGATCATCCCGATGTACTGGAAGGATGAGAAATACACCACACCGGAGGACCTGCTGGCAGCAGCAACGGAGAAGCTCGCAGAAATGGCGGTGCCAATCCGGTCCTATGACTGCGCGATCGTGGACCTGCAGGCGACGGATCCGAAGTATGCCTGGCTGGATTTCAGTCTGTTCACCGTGGCGACCCTGATCGATGACATCCGCAACTTTAGCGTCAATTATCAGGTAGTCGAGCGGCATGTCTTCCCGTACTACCCGGAGAAAAACGAGGTGATTTTCGATTCATCGCCTCAGAAAATTACCCAGGTGGTAAGCAACAACAAGAAGCTGATCGAGACGCGGGTAACGCCGGCAGAGCTGCAGACCGAGGTCGACAGGGCCACGGGCGTCCTGCAGACGGGTCGGTCCGGGTACGTCGTGATCGGCCGCAACTCTGACGGCTACGCGAACGAGATCTATGTCCTGGACGCGCCCAGCCTGGAAGACGCGGAGAAGGTGCTCCGGATCAACAACGCCGGCATCGGCTTCAGCTCTGGCGGCGTGAACGGGCCGTATTACCAGGCCTGGACCCTGGATGGCATCCTCAGCCTTGGAGGCGTCAACAACAGCTATGGTGAACTGCAGTTGTTGAACAACTCCGGGCAGGTGATCGGCCGCTTCTCTGCCGCGAACGGCCTTGAATTTGACAGGGGCCAGAATATCGGCTTCAAGGCGGACGGCACGAATGTCCGCATCGGTGATTTTTATGTGGCTGACGACTATGGGCGGCAGATCCTGCAGTCCGTGGACGAGCGCACCGGCATGTCCGCGAACCCCAACACCACCGGCCAGCTGTATCTCTGGGCCGGATGGGTGGACAGCAATACCTGCACCTTCTCGGTCTCCAACGACGGGGTGGTGAGCATTCAGGGGCAGCTGCTGATTAACGGCGAGCGGATCGAGGACATGATCGACACGGCCTACGACCGAGGCTATGACAACGGATACGATGAGGGCTATGCAATCGGCTATGCCGACGGGCAGCAGCACCCGATCCCGCCCAACCCATAAGGAGGGTCTATGGACTCAACAGTTTTGACCATCATCCTGGCGGTGTTCGCATCGTCAGGCTTCTGGGCTTTCATGACGGAGCTGATCAGCAAGCCCAGGCAGCGGGCCCTGTTGGAGAGCCTCTCCGCGACCAACGGGAGGATTGAGGCGCTGGAGACAGCGCTCCAGGCAGATCGCAATCAGAGGCAGATCGAGCGCCGGCAGGACCAGGAGGATGCGAAGCTCCTGGCTGCAGAGTTGGCCAGGGAGGAGATCATCCGTGCGTCTGATGAGTGCTATAACGGCGTGAAACACAGCCGCGAATTTTTCCTCCAGACGCTCAGGAAAATTGACGTGTATGAGGACTACTGCGCGGACCATCCACGGTACCAGAACTCCCAGGCGACCACAGCGATCGCCAGGATCAAAGACATATACACCGAGCTTGACAGGACTCATGGTTTTTTATAAGGAGGTAGCATGGCAACCAAGCTGAATCTCGTGCCATCCGGCGCCATGCCGGTGGTGTACATCAACCAGTACGACTACGGCATTCCTAAAACCTTTGACATCTTCGACGGAGACCAGGCCTACGCGATCCCAACCGGGTACTCCGTCACCCTCCGGGCGACCAAGCCGGACGGGTACGGGATCACCACTGCGGGCAGTTATACCGTCGGTCAGAACGTGGTGTCAGTCACCATCCCGCAGCAGCTGACGGCGGTCGCGGGGAAGGCTATCTGTGAGCTGGTATTCGCAAACGCCAACAATGTCAGGGTCGGAACGATTAACTTCGTCCTGTCCATCGAACCGGCGGCGTTGTCTGACAACACTGTAATCAGCGACTCCGACATTGCCTACGCGGAGGAGGTCCTCGACCAGCTCCAGTCTGTCCAGGCTCTGGGCAACCAGGTCGCACAGAACACCGCGGCGATCTCCGCCGAGGCGAGCACCAGGGCGGCGGCGGTCAACTCCCTCCAGGCGGCTGACACAGCCCTGTCCAACTCGCAGGCGGCAGAGACCAGCGCACGGCAGGCAGGCGACACGGCCCTGTCCGATCAGATCGCCGCGCTCCAGGGCGCTGTTGGGTCCCCGTTGGTCGCAGCGACAAAATCCGCAATGACAGAAACGGATCGGATCTATGTCTATACCGGAAGTGAGTCCGAAATGACATCCGGCAACTGGTACTACTATGACGGATCCGCGTGGGTCTCCGGAGGTGTGTACAATGCCGTGGCAGTCAACACCGACACTACGCTCTCGGTGGCCGGCATGGCTGCGGACGCGAAGGCGACCGGCGACCAGGTCACTGATTTAAAGAGCGCTTTAGATTTAAGCTTTGCGTTTGAAAATTCGGAAAAGGTCAGTATATATAGACAGGACAGCACTGCTTTAACAAATTATGGCACTGGCGCTGTGAGTGCGGCAAATGGTCGATTTACAGCCGATACTACGCACGAAACTTTCATCTGGACTCCGCAATCCGACACAAGGCTTTATATTACACGGGATAGCGCTAATTTTTTGCGTATAGTTGAATATAATAAAACATTAAGCGCTCTGCCGAGCAGTTCCGCCAATTCCGATTATGTGAGGGGTGCGTCTTATGAAGGGACATCGTCAAATCTGCCGACTGCAAATGATCCTTGGATAGTTCCTGCGGGACATACTATTGCTATTTCACGGGCAAATAACAGTAGCTATGTAACCATTTTTACACTATACTGTGCCGTTGATACAACATTGGTGTCTCTGCGCGAGGACGTCAGCATCCCGATGTACAGAGCATTAAAAAATGTGGTTTTTCCCGATGCTTGTCTGCTGTGGAAAAAAACGCAGAAAACTGGAACTAAAATAGCAATTACAGGACGAAATCCAGACAACTTCACCTATGATTCGAGCAAGTTGTTAACAATATTAAGGGCAAATCGATTTAATGTTGCCACGGCAATTATTGATAAAAGCTCTTCTGCATCGGACGCAACTCTTACACGGACTGATACGGGCGTGGTTATTGCTTCTAACGATGTGGGGTCTTCAAACCGCTTTGTATATTTTAATTATACGGCAGAGATAAGTGGGCGGCTTTGGGTAAGTGTTGACGCTACCTGCACAAGTCCCAAAAAGAATGATTGCAGGATGCGAGTGCTGCTTAATGGTGTGGAACAGCCACCCGAATGTATCGGTGAGGGACATTTAAAACGCTATGTGGATGTCACTGCCGGTGATACTGTACAGATTCGGTTATGGTATCACTTGTACACTTCTACGGAAACCAACACCGTAACATACAGCAATATTATGCTTTGCTATGCGGATGCGGCAGAGTACATCGCATCTGCGGCAGACTCTAAAGCATTGCCCATATTGCAAGGAGACATTCTGTCATTTGCTTCGGAGACAAGTGTAACTTACGATTACACAGATTGGGGAAATCCGTGTAATATAGTATGCTTCGGGGATAGCATTACGGGGATGTTTGACTGTGGGGCAGACTACTGTACTATGATGGAATGTATCATGCCCGCAATATGTACAAACGTTGGATTTTCCGGCACGACATGGGCAGATCATCCAAGCACACACTATGTCCCGTTCAGCATTAACAGATTGATAGATTCTGTTGTAGCACAAGATTTTACATATCAGGACGACCACGTTGGCAGTATTACATCGGATTTCTACGCAAAGCATCTTGCAAACCTCAAATCAATAGACTTTAATACTGTTGATGTAGTCACCTTTCTTGCTGGAACAAACGACTGGGCTTTTAATATCCCTTTGCTTTCCATTGATGATCCAGCAACGGAAAACAAGCAAAGGACGAACGTGCAGGATGCAGTCACCTACTGCATAAGGCAGTTGCTTACAAAGTATCCACATCTTATTATTATTGTTCTGTCTCCGTATTGGAGAAACCGGGAAGGTACAGAAGACAGCAATCTCGTCCCTAATGCAAACGGTACATATCTATACCAGTTTGCTGAAACCATAGTAAACAGCGCAGAAGCGCAGAATGTACGGGCAATTAATTTATATAAAACGCTTGGAGCGAATTATATTACTAAATGGTATTGGACGATTGACGGGACGCATCCCACTACGAGGACAAAAATGGCAATTGCACAGAGAATCAAATTAGCAACTGATGTATGCGGTTTGGAAATCTGACTAAAAGGACACTTTAAATTAGTATGGAAGCGGCAATAGCTTTTACTATCGCGATGTTGATCGCCTGCATTCGGTACTGGTACCAAGTGAAACACTGGCCCAAGCGGTCACCAAAGAAGACACAGAAGGCCCACGGATATCTGCGGATCGGCCGTGAAAGCTCCCTCTCTGCGGAGGGGATGAGAAAGGCAAAACACTGGCCTTTGCGGCCACCAAAGTGATGAGACCCCGCCGCACAAGGTAGGGAATCCATACAGAAGGCCCAGCACCTCTCAACGATGTGTCCAATAGGGCCACGTTTGACGAAGGCCCAGGAGCATGCCCTGGGCCTTGACTTCGCTTAACTTAAGTGAAAACTCAAGTTGATTTGAGTTTACTCGATGCTTAACACGATTCAACCCGAGATACAACGCACCCAAGGCGTTAAAACCCTTGGGAATGCGTTGGATTTTAATTTGCTGGTAACTTGCCGGAGGAGGTAAAGGATGAATAATAAGGAATTCTGGATGGCAGCGGCCAACCGGGCCATCCGTACGATTGCTCAGACGGCCGTGGCCACCATCGGCACGGCAGCGGTCCTTTCGCAGGTCGATTTTAAGATGGTCATCAGCGCGTCGGTGCTGGCCGGGATCCTGTCCATCCTGACCAGTATCTCCACGGGCCTGCCCGAGGTGCACGCATGACTGACAGCGTGCGGCGGGTCCTGGATGTGGCCCGGGAGCAGATCGGATACCTGGAGAAGAGCGCTAAGGCCTACGAGCAGCACGGCGTCGCGGCCCTGCGGCTGAAGGTAGACTATGCCGGCAGCGATAACTATACGAAGTATGGCTATGACATGCATGAGATCGCGCCGGAGGTCATGGACTTCCCCGCGGCATGGTGCGATGCGTTCGTCGACTGGTGCATGATGACCGCCCTGGGCGACGCAGCTGCCCGGCGTGCGCTCCATGGCCGCTATGACGATTATACCAAGAACAGCATCAGCCTTTATATAAAGGATGCGGCGATGGTCCGGAGCGGTGAGGCCCGCCCGGAGCCTGGCTGGCAGATCTTTTTCTCGAAGGATCGAACCTATGGCGGGATCTACCACACCGGGCTGGTGGCTGCGGTGGACAGCAACTGTGTCTATACGATCGAAGGCAACACCAGCAGCGCTGCCGGCGTCGTGGCCAATGGCGGAGGCGTCTGGGGCAAGAGCTACCCGCTCGACGATCCAAAGATCTACGGCTATGGGATTCCGGCGTATGAGGATGAAGCCGTGCCGGATCCGGGCTGGCATTGGCTGAAGGTGGACGGGATCTGGTACTACCAGGACGGCAGCGGCGCGAACAGCTACGGCTGGCGTAAGATCAAGGAGACCGGCAGGGACCTGTGGCACTGGTACTATTTCAATGACCGGGGCCAGATGCTGACCGGCCTGCAGACGGTGGACGGATCCTGGTGCGCCTTCTCCCCGGACGGGGAGCTGGAAGGCGCGCAGATGATCACGGATGAGGAAGGATACCTCCACATCTGGGACGCGGATCCTGACGGAATAGAAGCTATAGAAATATAAAACGAAGGCCCGGGATTGCTCCCGGGCTTATTTTGTTGCTATAACCTTGCTATAATCAGCTCCGCTTGAGGAAATTGGCCACCGTGTCGTAGTCGCTGCCATCCAGGAATTCACCGTCCTCGTCCACCGTGTAGACCTCGATGATGAAATTCTCGGGGTGGGCGAGATTCTTGAGGAAGGCCTTAAAGTCGTTGACGTCGCCGGAGACCAGGTACGGATCCGGGAGGTATGCGGCGCCGCGCTTCTCGACGGCTGCCAGCTCCTCGTCCAGCTGCTTCATGCTCATGTTCAGGAGCGCGTACTTGGTCCGCTTCTCCGCTTTCTTGACGCCGTCACCGGCTACCAGGCCGGCGATGTAGTCGCTCATGGTCACGCCCTTGTCCAGGGCCCGGCGCTTGATCGCCTCGATCGTGCCGAGCGGGAGCGAGTAGGTAACCGTCCTGCGCTCGTCGGTCTCCTCGACCTGTCCGAATATCTCCTCGTACTCGTCGCCGGATACATGCTCCTCTGCCCAGGCCTGCGCCTCCTCCAGGGACATTGGCATGATCCGCTCGCCGCCCGACCATCCGTTTTGTCCATACGCTTCGGCGTACCTGCTCATCGGTCCGCCCTGGCCATAAAGGAAATACTCGCCTGTCTTTTTTACGAACAGCCTTTCTTCCCACCAATGGAAGTCTCTCGGCCCCATCCCGCTGGCCGAATCCCTGGCCAGCTCCTGAGCTGCTTCTGTGTCGTACCTTCTGCCGTTGATGATCTTTTTCATGATGTTTCCTCCTTATATGATGGTATGATGTTTATGCGTTAAGCTGCGCGTCGATTTCGGCGATCCTGGCCAGGAGCCTCTCGCGCTCTGCCAGGAGTGCCTCGCGGTCGATCTCCGGGGCACCGATCTCGGTGACTGTGATGTCGTAGCAGTGCGGGATCTCCAAAGCCTTCCGGCTCACGTTCCGGATCCGGAGGACCGTCCCGGCGCTAACCTGGGTTTCCCAGTTCTTCATGCTGCCACCGCTGGAGATGTTCCCGCTGACCAGCGTGACATCCTTGCCGACCCTCGCACCGGAGTCCCGGCCGAAGGCCCTGATCACGGTCCTGCCGAAGAGGCTGATGCCTTCGCAGCGCTCGTAGTCGTCCTTGTTGAAGGTGACCTCGACGTTGATCCGCTCGGAGGTGTCCGGCAGATCGGACATGCCGTATACGTCGACCATGTACGCCCTGGCGGTCTCGACCTCTTCCTTCGGGATGCTCCAGCACTTCTCGGCTGCTTCCCACTTCGCGCCGCCGATCATCTTGATTTTGGCAACGAACTCTTTATTATAGGGAGTGAAGACCTTCGCTCTTGCGTTTTCAACTGTGATTTTCATTGTGTTTCCTCCTTTGGGAATGCCTTATTTAACTGTCTTTATTGTACCATACGTTTAAACAAACGTCAACAATCAAAACACAATTTATTTAAAACAACTCCGAATTGTATGGTCTCCAGAAGGTGACCAGGACACACCCATCCGCCGCCTCAATTGCCCCCGGTGTTCGTGTACGACTTCGCTGCTTCCACTCATCGGATCGTACACTAACCCTGTGCGGTCCTTTTTCATTAGTATTGTAGGCGATGGTCACGGTGTCAGATCCGATCTCGATCTCCGAGACGAAGGTCGAGATCAGCCGCCTCCGGACCTCCGGATCGTCGCGGTCTCCGCCGGCGAAGGAGAGCAGCCAGCTGTGGATGACCTCCCGCGGGATCAGCGGCTTCCTGATCTGGGCTTTCTCCAGTTCGATCGAGAGCAGATCGACCTGCTCCGTCAGCTCGTTCAGCCTCGGCACCAGGGCGACACCTGCCCCGGCCTCGATCGCTTCGATAATGTTCGCCTTTTTCTTCCTGGCTTCGGCCAGGTCTTTTTTTATTTGCGCCGCCGGATCCGCGGCCTGCTCCTCCAGCTGGATCTCCATGATGCGGTCCGTCAGCCGCTCGATCATTCGATCGGTCAGCACGTCCTCCATGGTGTGCCGGAGGACGAATTCGTCCAGGACGTCCTCGGGGATCGCCTGGGTGCATTTCCCTGGGCACTTGTAATATCGGTAGATCTTCCCGTGCCGGTTATGCGCGGACACGCCCTGGATCAGCTTGCCGCAGACATCACAGTAGCACTTCCCGCTCAGGAGATACGGCACCTTCGCCCTGCCGGCGGCATTTGCCCTTTTTGGGCGGTGCGCTGCCTGGACAGCCTCGAACAGCTCCCGGGGGACGATCTGCGGGACCTGCACCTCGATGCCGTGGAGCGTATAGGATCCTAAGTAGTGCTCATTCCTTAGGAGTCGATACATGGCGGCGTCGGAGATCAGCCCGCCGCGCCTGCCCCGGATCCCGTGGTCGTATGCGTACTGTGCCAGCGTGTCCTGGCGTTCTCCGGCTGCGTAGCGGCGATAGATCTCGCGGATCACCTCCGCCTTCTCTTCCTCTGCCTGGACGATGCCGTTCTGGTCGCGGTAAAACCCGACCGGGAGAGAGCCCGCGCTGAGTCTTCCCTTTTTGGCGCCTTCACGCTGGCCACGGATGACCTTCTGCCGCAGATCAGCGGAGTAGTACTCCGCGAGGCCCTCGAGGAGAGATTCCAGCAGGATCCCCTCCGGGCCTTCAGGGAGCGCTTCCCTTGCGTAGTGCAGCTCGACGCCTGCCCTGCGGAGCCTGCGCTTGTTGACCGCGATGTCTTCGCGGGACCTGCCAAACCGGTCGATCTTCCAGACGATCACGGCATCAAAACGCTTATGTTCCGCGTCGTAGATCATCCGTAGGAACTCGTCCCGCCCGACGGTGCTGGTGCCGGAGATGTGGCTGTCGGCGTACACCTCGATCACATCCATGCCATGGGCGCGGGCATAGTCACGGCAGTCAGCGACCTGGCCCTCGATCGACTGGTCGGTCTGGCGCGGCCCCTCGGAGTACCGCGCATAGATGACGGCCCTCATACGTCAATACCCAAGAGGGCACGGATTGCTCTCTGGATCTCCGGAGAGGCGCTCCTGATCTTACCCAGAAGCATCTGCTCGTAGGCCGAGAGCATGAGCGCTCTGGATCCGCTCGGGTCATTATGCCGCGGGTACGGTTCTCTCAGGTCCGTGTAGCCCATTAGATAGTTCAGACTCACATTGAAGTAATCCGCCAGCTTATCTGCGGCATCAAAGCTCGGTCCGCGTTCTCCGCGCTCGTACATCCCTACCAGGCTTCGGGAGAGTTCCAGATCATCCGCGAGGACGGCCTGCGTGATGTTCTTCTCCCGGCGTAGCTGTTTTAATCTTTCTCCAAACTCCATACTCCGCCTCCTTAGATAGGATTATACAAGAATTTTTTAACAAATACCACAAAAAGTGTTGACACTGCAAGTGACATCTGGTACTCTGTCAGTGGCTTATTATGCCAGGGGGGAGGTAATATGAGGACATGCGGAAATTGCGCCCACCGCGAGACGGTGGACATCAACTGGCAGGAGTTCGAGTGCGGCATGCACCGGCACGATGTGGAGCTCCGGCAGCCTGCCTGCGACGCATGGAAGGATCGAGATGGAGAGGAGGTAGACATGGCGCTTTTGCGAGAATACATCCAGAGGAGCGGCATGACGCAGACGGCGATCGCTGAGCGGCTGTTCATTACGCCGCAGGCGCTCAGCTACAAGCTGCGCGGCCGGAGCGGATGGAAGGTCTCTGAAGCCAGACGGCTGCAGGCGATGCTTGGCATCCCGGAGGCTGAAATGGGAGCCGTTTTTTTGCCCAAAAAGCCACTTTAAGTGGCGCAAAGGGCACAATTAGAGAGGAGGGTAACAAAATGGAATGCATGGATCTGACACTGTTGGCAATGGACATTTTAGAGGCGATCCGGAAGGAGGTAGCGGCATGCGAAGACAAGAACCAGTGATTTATGCCACAGCAGCAGCCGCTTGGGCGGCAGTCATCTGGCTTGGCGCCGGCAGCATGGTGCACGCCGCGGAGCCGGTCCCGATTGAACCACAAAACGCAGTTTTTTGCACGAATTCTGCAGAAATCGAGGAAATATCGCTGGATACGGCCACGAATGAGCCGATGCTGACGCCTGAGACCGTCAACGCCTACCAGCAGGTCTGGAACAATGCCAGCGATTACGAGAAGGACCTGGTGGCACGGATCCTGGCGCTGGAGGCCCAGGGCGAGCCCTACGAGGGCGAGAGGGCCGTGGTGGAGGTGATCCTCAACAGGGTGATCTCCCCGGAGTGGCCGGACACGATCTACGACGTCCTCTCCCAGCGCGGGCAATTCGCCGCCTGGAAGTACCTGGACAAGCCGTACAACCAGCCTACCGTGGCCGAGTACCAGCTGATCGAGGACACGGTCCGCACGGGGCCGGAGATCCTTCCGGAGGGCTACGTGTACTTCGCCACCAGCAAGGTCAATGGGTCCGGCTTCATCAGGATCAAGAATCACTATTTCTCAAAGTAAGGGAGGGTACAAATTGAGCGTAGTACGAATTTGTGACCGGTGCGGGGCCGTGATCCCGCCCGGCGGGAAGATCGGCAAGATCTCCTGGACCTGGACCATCACAGCCAACGGCGATCCGGATCCGGAGGAGAGGAACCCGTATGACGCGCTGGACTTCTGCGAGGTCTGCATGGACTCGATCCGCGAGATGATCGAGGACGAGCCGAAGAAGCTGAAGGCCGCGGAGCCGGTCAAGATGAGAGGATCCCGGATCGACGCGGGGAAGATCAGGGCGCTCTGGAAGACGGGCACGTGGACCCAGGAGAAGATCGCCGAGGAGTGCAAGTGCAGTATGACTACTGTCCAAAGAGTAATTAAGGAGGAAAACAAGAAGAAATGAAAATCGTCATCGAATTCAGCAGCCTGGAAGAGTTTGAAGCATTCCGCGGCGGCGCGCCGGCAGTGGCCAAGGTACAGCCCGAGGCGCCCGTACTGACCGCGTACCACGAGGAGCTGCACAGGATCGCGCAGGAAGTTGTTCAGAATACGCAGGAAAGTGCTCAGAAAGAGCAGGAAAGTGCACAGAAACCACAGGAAAATGCCCAGAAACCACAGGAAAATGCACCGGAGCCCGTGAAAATCGAGACCGTGCGGAAGGCCCTGGCTGACCTCAACAAGCGGACCGGGAAGAACCTCGCGAAGGAGCTGATCGGGCAGCTCGGGTACAGCCGCCTGACCGACGTCCCGCAGGAGAGGCTCCCGGAGCTCATGGCGAAGGCCGGGGAGGTGCTCAATGCCTAAACAGCACGCGACACTTGCGCCATCCGCGGCGGAGCGCTGGATCCACTGCCCCGGCTCCATAAGGCTATCCGACCAGGTGCCGTCCCCGGAGTCCACCAGCTACGCAGACGAGGGCACTGTGGCCCACACGATCGGGCAGCTTAAGCTCGAGGTCGCGTCCGGGGAAGTGCCGGAGAAGGAGTACGGAGACACCCTGCACGCCATCGTCAGGTCCGCGGACGGGCAGTACTGGTGCGGGGAGATGGATGAAGCTACCGATTACTACCGAGACCAGGTCCTGGAGCGGCTGGCGGCAGCGGGAGCGGACGCGACCCTGCTGGTGGAGCAGCGGTACAGCCTGGAGCCCTGGGTGCCGGAGGGGTTTGGCACTTCCGACGCGGTGATCATCGGAGGATCCACGATTGAGGTCATCGACCTCAAGTACGGCAAGGGCGTCAAGGTCGAGGCGGCGAAGAACCCGCAGCTGCGGCTGTACGGCCTCGGGGCCGCGATGCTCTTCGGGGACCTCTACGATCTGGACACGGTCCGGATGACGATCATCCAGCCGCGCCTGGACCACGTCAGCGTCGAGGAGCTGCCGCTGGCTGCCCTCTACGCCTGGGCGGAGAACGTCGTGAAGCCTGCCGCGACCGCGGCCATGGGCGAGAACGCGCCGACTGCCTGCGGCGACTGGTGCCGCTGGTGCCCGGCGAAGGCCGTCTGCCGGACCCGCGCGGAGAAGCAGCTGGAATTAGCTGCGTTCGAGTTCCAGAGGCCCGCGCTGCTATCAAGCGAGGAGATCGCGGACATCCTGGGCCGGGCTGAGGCCCTGCAGCAGTGGGTGTCAGACGTCGAGGCCTACGCCCTGCAGAGCGCCCTGGACGGCACGACCTACGCCGGATGGAAGCTGGTAGAAGGACGGAGCGTCCGGAAGTACGCGGACGACCTCAAGGTCGCGGAAGTCCTCAAGGCGGCAGGCTATGACGAGGCCCTGCTGTACGAGCGTAAGCTCCTCGGCCTCACGGCCATGGAGAAGCTGGTCGGCAAAAAGAAGCTGGCCGAGACCCTGGGTGATTTGATCGTTAAGCCCGCCGGCAAGCCGGTGCTGGTGCCCGAATCGGACAAGCGCCCGCCCATCAATACGACGGAGGCGGCGAAGAGTGATTTCAGCAATGAATAAAGAGGCCTTCCGGGCGAAGGTCGCCATGGCCGCCGCGGAGGAGCTGGGGAGATTCCACAGCGCGCAGCCGGAGGACATGGATCAGGACACAGTAAGCATCGTAGAGCAGATCCTGACGGTATACGCAGGAGCGACCATCAAACGGATCATTCAGTACATTTACGGCGAGGAGCAGGAAGAGGAAGACGTGCTCCCGTTCAACTAAGGAGGATTTGATATGGAGAATCTGAGGCCCTGTCCCTTCTGCGGCGGCGAAGTCAAATTCATGTGGGACGCAGAAGGCGAGATCTCCGGGATCCGCTGCCCAGCCTGCAAGAGCGCTACGAGGTTCTACGCTCTCCCGAAGCCAAAGAAAAGCGAGACCTTCGGGGAGACGATGGCCAGATGGGCGGAAAAATGGAACAAAGGCGCATGATTTCTTTAAGAAGTATTTTGATAACCCCAAAAAGGCGGAAGTCATGTACAGCAACTCTACCGAGAAGTACATCGAGAATTTATGGGATTCCGCGAAGCAAGACACCTTATTCGATTTTTAAAGAAAGGACTAAAAAGATGAGCACTAAAGTCATCACAGGCAAGGTTAGATTTTCATACGTGAACATTTTCCGCAGCAGAGCTTTCAGAGAAGGCCAGGACGCGAAGTACAGCATCTGCTTGCTGATCCCGAAGAGCGACCAGGCGACCATCGCCAAGATCCGGAAGGCGATCAAAGAAGCACAGGACCAGGGCGTGGCCAGCAAGTGGGGCGGCAAGCTCCCGAAGAACCTCAAGCTCCCACTCCGGGACGGGGACGAGGAGAGAGCTGACGAGGCACCGGAATATGAGGGCATGTATTTCCTCAACTGCAACTCAAACACTAAGCCGGGCGTGGTGGACCGGGACCTCAACGAGATCCTCGACCCGGACGAGGTGTACAGCGGCTGCTGGGGCCGTGCTTCGATCAACTTCTACCCCTTCGACAGCAACGGCAACCGCGGCGTAGGCGTAGGCCTCAACAACATTCAAAAGCTCGCTGACGGCGAGCGCCTGGGCGCTGCCAGGGCATCCGCGGAGCAGGACTTCTCCGAGGGCTTCGATGAGTGGATGGAGGCAGAGGAGGATTTCTAAATGCGGACGCTCGGCATCGATATTGAATCCTATTCCTCAGTCGACCTGGCTGACGCGGGTGTGTATCGGTACGCGGAGAGCGATGACTTCGAGGTCCTTCTGATCGGATATTCCTTTGACGGCGGCCCGGTGGAGGTGCATGACTGCACCCAGCCGGGCTGCTGGCCCCGGGAGCTGCTGGCTGCGCTTGTGGATCCAAGCATCGTCAAGACCGCTTGGAACGCCCAGTTTGAAAGAACGTGCCTGGCCGCAGCACTCGAGGAGGAAATGCCTCCTGAGCAATGGAGCGACACCATGGTGCTCGCCCTGGAGTGCGGCCTGCCGGGATCCCTGGCAGCTGCCGGTGCGGCTCTCGGCCTCCCGGAGGACAAGCTCAAGGATCCCGTCGGCAAGGCCCTGATCGCCTATTTCTCGAAGCCATGCAAGCCCACCAGGGCGAACGGTATGCGAACCAGGAACCTGCCCGCGCATGACCCGGACCGGTGGAAGCTCTATATCGAGTATAACCGCCAGGACGTGGTGACCGAGATGGAGATCCGGAAGCATCTGTACCAACTGCACCCAAGCGAGCAGCGCCTCTGGTGCCTGGATCAGCAGCTCAACGACCACGGCGTCATGATTGACGTGCCGATGGTCGAAAAGATCGTCGCGCATGACAAGGCGAACCGGGAGCGCCTGGCTGAGGAGGCCAGGGAGCTGACAGGGCTGAAGAATCCCAACAGCCTGCAGCAGCTGAAGGGCTGGCTCGCACAAAACGGAGCACCGGTCGACCAGCTTCGGAAGGATGACATCGACCACATGCTGGAGCTAAACCTTATGCCGAAGGTCCATCGGGTCCTCGAGATCCGGAAGGCCCTGGGGAAGACCTCGACCGCAAAGTACTCCGCGATGCTGGACGCCGTCTGCAGTGACGGCCGCCTCCGCGGGATCCTGCAGTTCTACGGCGCCAACCGCTCCGGCAGGTGGGCCGGGCGCCTGGTGCAGACGCACAACCTGGCACGGAATACCCTGCCGGATCTTGACCTGGCCAGGGAGCTGGCTGTCGCCGGCGACTTCGACACGATGGAGGCCCTCTTCGGGGAGACGCCCTTCGTGCTCTCGGAGCTGATCAGGACGGCCTTCATCCCGGAGCCGGGGAACCGGTTTATCGTCAGCGACTTCTCCGCAATCGAGGCCCGCGTGATCGCCTGGCTGGCCGGAGAGCAGTGGGTCCTGGAGGCCTTCCGGGCCGGGAAGGACATCTACTGCGAGACCGCGAGCCAGATGTACCACGTGCCGGTGGTTAAGCATGGCGTTAACGGAGAGCTCAGGCAGAAGGGCAAGATCGCGACACTGGCATGCATCGCGGAAGGGCAGAAGGTCCTGACGGACGTCGGACTCGTCCCAATCGAGCAGGTCACAGCAGACATGAAGGTCTGGGACGGCGTCGAGTGGGTGCACCACGAAGGCGTCGTTTACAAAGGAGAGAAGGAGGTTATACAGTATGGCGGACTGGAGGCGACAGCGGACCACATCGTATGGGCCGAGGTCGACGGGAAATATAGGCAGATACGATTCGGAGACGCCGCCGCCGGCGGAGCACGTCTCGTGCAATCAGGAGCAGGTCGGGAAGCGGTACGGCTGGCTCCAGATCATCTCACCGGAGCGGAGGTACCGGAAGGGCTGGTCGCAGTGCATGGTGCTGACAGAGTGCATCGGATGCGGGCGGAAGTCCTGGACGTCACTGTCCAACATGATGCAGGGCAAGACCAGAGGCTGCCAGAGCTGCAGCCAGCGGAGGGCCGTGCCTCTCTGGCTGGACCGGAGATTCACGGCGGCGAAGCAGAGATGCGAGAACCCGGACGATCAGCAGTACAAGAATTATGGCGCGCGGGGGATCCGCTTCGAGTTTCCGAGCGTGACGGACGCCTGCCTTTACATGATCGAGACGAACGGACTCCCGGACAGGAAGCTGGAGATCGACCGGATCGACAACGACGGGAATTACGCTCCAGGGAATCTCAGATGGGCAACACGGAGCGAGCAGAACGCGAACAAGCGCGGAAGCAGGAAGTACGCGTCTACGACATCTTAAACGCAGGACCGCGCCACCGGTTCACCGTGTCGGGCGTATTGGTGCACAACTGCGGATACCAGGGCGGCGTCGGAGCCATGAAGGCCATGGACAGCTCCGGATCCATACCGGAGGAAGAGATGCAGGGCATCGTCGACCAGTGGCGCGCCGCGAATCCCAAGATCGTGAAGCTGTGGAGAGATTATGAAACCGCAGCCCGGACGGCGATCCAGGAGCGCCGGGCAGTCCGGAGAGCGCATAATGTCATTTTTTCTTACCTATCGGGTAACCTGCTTGTGCAGCTGCCCTCCGGCAGATCTATCTGCTACTGGGGCGCGCGGATCCGACAGGACGACCGCACCGGACGGGAGCAGATCGTCTACCAGGGCGTCAACCAGACCACGAAGCAGTGGCAGGAGACCGAGACCTATGGCGGCAAGCTAGTGGAGAACGTTGTGCAGGCCACCGCGCGGGACTGCCTGGCGACGGCCATGACGCGCGTGGCGGACATGGGATACCAGATAGTCATGCACGTCCACGACGAGCTGATCGCAGATGTCCCCGTGGAGGACTGGACGGCCGTGCCGCGGATCACCGAGGCCATGAGCACGGAGATCCCATGGGCGCTGGGCCTGCCGCTGAAGGGAGAGACCTATGAGACAGAATTCTATAGAAAGGACTAAGATATGGAGCTTTACTTCGATGAGACCCTCAACGCGTTTCGCGAATACGTTGATACCTATGACGTCACAATTCACTGCGAGTCCCAGGAAGAGCATGACGATGTGCTCCGGATCATGCACCGGTTCAGCGCAGACGCTCCGGAAGAGTTCGAAGAGGGAGAGCTCGTGATCTACCAGAACGGCGACAGCTTCGAGATCGGCAGGATCAAACGGATCCGCGGAGAGCAGGGCGCGTTCGTCTGGTATCACGAATACGACACGGCTGCAGCCACGCCCTTCAAGAATCTCCACAAGATTAAAAACGCCTACGTGATCAAAGACACACTCGGGAAGATGGAATGAATGCGGAAGCGGGGAAAATCATAAATCCAAACGACGGGAGGCTCCCGGCGCAGTATGACGGGGCGCTGTCTATCTCTCTGGGTAAAAACCGCTTTGAGACATCCTGGAAGAACCAGACCATGCACTGGTCGAGGCTGCTGTACCGGCTCTCGAAGAGCCGGGAGACCACTGAGACGCACACCGAGTACATGCGCCTGCCGAAGGCGGAGCAGGACCGGATCAAGGACATCGGAGGCTTCGTCGGCGGGCACCTTAAGGAAGGCAAGCGCCGCACGGGTGCGGTCGCCTGCAGGCAGATCATCACACTCGACGCGGACTTCGCACCGGCGGACCTGTGGGACCAGCTCATGGAGAAGGCCCTGGACGACCCGCTCCTGGCGCACGCCATGGCCGTCTACTCGACGCACAAGCACACCGCGGCGAAGCCCAGGCTGCGGCTGATCATCCCGCTCGACCGGGAGGTATCGGCTGACGAGTACGAGGCGATCGCACGCAGGATCGCGGAGCGGATCGGCATCGACTACTTCGATGACTCGACCTACCAGCCCACCAGGCTCATGTACTGGCCGAGCCACAGCGCGGACGTGGAGCCGTTCTTCGAGGTCTTCGACGCGCCCTTCCTGCCGGCTGACGACGTGCTGGGCACATATCCCGACTGGGCCGATGTTTCCTATTGGCCGTTCAGCTCCAGGATGGGCGAGATCCAGCGCAAGAGCGCCGCGAAGCAGGGCGACCCGCTGCAGAAAAAGGGGATCGTCGGGGCCTTCTGCAGAACCTATTCCATCCCTGACGCGATCCGGAAGTTCATCCCGGAGACATATATCCCGACGGCCAAGCCGGACCGGTGGACCTATGCCGCCGGATCCACGGCAGCAGGCCTGGTGGTCTATGACGGTGAGTCGTTCGCCTACTCGAACCATTCCACCGATCCCGCCGACGGGCAGCTGTGCAACGCCTTTGACCTGGTCAGGATCCATCTATTCGGGAGCCGCGACGAGGACGCCCAGGACAAGACCGGGACGGCCCGGCCATCCTATAAGGCGATGGCGGAGCTGGCCAGCGAGGACGAGGCCGTGCGGCTGACGCTGGCAGCGGAGCAGAAGGAGCGGGCGGTCCTGGACTTCAGCGACACGCCGGCAGCGGAGGGCTGGGAAAAGGACCTGGTGCGGCAGGAGAACGGGGCCCTGGCGGCCACGATCACGAATGCCGTGCTGATCCTGGACAACGACCCCTCGCTGCAGGGGATCCGCTTTAACGAGCTCTCCGGCTGCGTGGAGGTGCTTGGGGAGCTGCCGTGGAGCCGGCCGAACAAGTACTGGCGCGATGCAGACGACGCCCAGCTCTACAGCTGGGTCGCTGACCGGTACGGCGTGCAGTTCCCGGAGAACCGCTTTACCAAGGCCCTGACGGTGGTCACAGACAAGCGCAGGTTTAACCCGCTGCGGGAATTCGTTGAGGCGCTGCCGGACTGGGACGAGGTCCCGCGGGTCGACACGATCCTCGTGGACTACCTGGGAGCACCGGACACGCCATACGTGCGGGCCGTCTCCAGGAAGACCCTGATCGGCGCGATCAAGCGCGTGCTGGAGCCCGGGTGCAAGTTCGACACGGTCCTCGTGCTGGACGGCAAGCCGGGCATCGGCAAGAGCACCTTGCTGCGGAAGCTGGGCGGCGAGTGGTTCTCTGACAGCCTGAGCCTCGTCGACACCCGGGACAAGACCTCTGCGGAGAAGATGCAGGGCGTCTGGATCATGGAGATCGGTGAGATGCAGGGCACCCGGAAGGCGGACGTGGACGTCCTCAAGGGCTTCCTGTCCCGCCAGGTGGACGAGTACCGGGCCGCCTACGGCCGCGTCGTGGAGAGGCATCCCAGGACGGCCATCATCTGCGGCACGACGAACAGCACCACCGGCTTCCTGCGGGACACCACCGGGAACCGGCGTTTCTGGCCCGTCCAGGTGGACGGATCCGGGCGGCTGTCGGTGTGGGACATGTCCGAAGCGACACGGCTGCAGCTGTGGGCGGAGGCCCTGGCGTACCTGTCGGAGGGCGAGGAGCCGTACCTTGACGCTGCCATGGAAGAGGAGGCCGCGAAGGCACAACAGGCCGCCATGGAGTACGACGACCGGGAGGGCGAGATCCTGGAGTACCTGGACACACTCCTGCCGGAGGACTGGTACTGCTGGGACACCCTGCGAAGGGTCGAGTACTTCCAGCAGGCGGACGAGCTCTCGCCGGAGCGGCCGGCGGGCACCATGCCGCGCACCCGGGTGTGCTCCAGGGAGATCTTCTGCGAGTGCTTCGGGAGGCCCAGGAACAGCTGGAAGCGGCAGGACGGCTTCGAGATCAGTGCCATCATGGCACGGATCCAGGGCTGGGAGCGGACCGGGAAGGACGTCCGGATACCCGGCTACGGGCACCAGCGCGTGTACGAAAAACAGCCGGAATGATGTCCACGCCACATGTTGAGCCCACAAGACTTGTGGACGGACGGGCGGTGTACACATGAGGACTTGTGGACATAAGTGGTGGACGGCAAAAACCTATATTTTACAAGGCTTTTCCATAAATACCACAATGTCCACAAGTATAAAAAGAATATTAAATAACACATAAAAGCACCCGTATACACGCGTATATACACGTATATAAGCCTAAATAGGCCTATATAGGAAAAAAATGCGACTTGTGTGGACAGGGGAAAGAGGGTACATGACGACAAAAGAATCTGAGATTGAGGCGTATGTGAAGAAGGAGATCGAAAGCCGGGGCGGGCTGTTTTTCAAGTTCACCTCACCGGGCCAGACCGGGGTGCCGGACCGGATCATAGTGATGCCGGGCGGCAGGGTTTTCTTCGTGGAGTTTAAGACCGAGCGCGGTAGGATCTCGAAGGTCCAGGCCTACCAGCTGGACCGGATTATCGACCTGGGCGTAGAGGCCAGCGTGATCCAGGGAATGGACGGAGCCAGGGAGTGGATCCGCGACCTTGACGCCTATGTGATCATGGCCGGGATCTGGAGAGGAGGTGATGCCGAATGAAGTTCATGCCTCATGAGTACCAGCAGCGGATGATCCGGAAGGTGGTCGACACTCCGCGCGTCGGGCTCTTCCTGGACATGGGCTTGGGTTGAGAGGGGCAAGACGGTAATCACACTGACGGCGGCGAAGGAGCTGCTGGACGACTTCGAGGTCTATAAGATCCTGGTGATCGCGCCGAAGCGCGTCGCGGAGGACACCTGGACAAGGGAGCACGCGAAGTGGGACCACCTCCGCGACCTTAGGATCTCCACCGTGATGGGCACCGCGCAGCAGCGCCGGGCCGCCCTGGACGCTGACGCGGACATCTATGTGATGGGCCGCGACAACACCGTGTGGTTGGTGGACCTGATGCGGGAGCGGAAGGCCTGGCCCTTCGACATGGTAGTGATCGACGAGCTGAGCTCTTTTAAGAACCCACAGGCCAAGCGCTTCAAGGCATTGCGGAAGGTCATGCCAAGAGTGACCAGGGTGGTAGGCCTCACCGGCACGCCGTCGCCCAACGGCCTCATGGACCTCTGGGCGCAGGTGTACCTGCTGGACGCCGGCGAGCGCCTGGGCAGGACCTTGTCCTGGTACCGCGACCAGTACTTCACGCCGGCGGCCCACAATGGGTATGTGGTCTATCGCTGGGCACTCCGGAAGGGAGCGGCAGAGAGGATCCAGAGCCTGATCAGCGACATCTGTGTCAGCATGAGCGCCGCGGATTACATCCAGCTGCCGGAGCGGATCGACCGGGAGATCCCGGTACGGTTGGCAGATGAGGAGATGGCAGTGTACCGCGCCATGGAGCGCGACGCGCTGGTGGAGCTGCAGGGAGAGACCGTGGCGGCCCTGAGCGCTGCGGCTGTGATGAACAAGCTCCTGCAGATGGCCAACGGCAGGGTGTACGACGACCGGCACGGAGTTGTCCGCCTGCACGACAGGAAGCAGGAGGCCCTGCAGGAGATCGTCGACACGGCCACGGAGCCGGTCCTGGTCTTCTACAGCTACAAGCACGACCTCGACGCCATCCAGGGCGCGATCCCGGCAGCACGGACCCTGGGAGGGCCGGAGGACATCGCGGCATGGAACCGCGGGGAGATCCAGGTGCTCCTGGCGCATCCGGCCTCCGTCGGATATGGCCTCAATCTGCAGGACGGCGGGCACATTATCGTCTGGTACGGCCTGACCTGGTCGCTGGAGCTGTACCAGCAGGCCAACGCCAGGCTGCACCGGCAGGGGCAGGAGCGGCCGGTGATCGTCCATCACCTGATCGCGGAGGGCACGGTGGATGAGCAGGTGATGAAGGCGCTTAAGGCGAAGGACACAAGCCAGAGTGCTCTTTTAGCCGCCCTAAAAGAAAGGAGATCTTAGTGCTGTTATCGAGCTGCATGACGGCGGCTTTCCGATCCTGGTCAACATCGACCGGATCATCTTTATCCAGGACGTCCATGATGGCCAGGTGAAGGTCTGGATGACCGGTGGGTACACCATCGAGCCGGACGAATCTTACGAGGACATCATGGAGATGATCCTGGGTGTGCTGGAGGATCCAGAGGAATGGGATTAGTGATTTTTTGCATAGGCATGGCAGTGGGCGCCATGGCGATCGTCGTCCTGGTGCTGCTGGCAGCGGAGGAGGAGGAGAAGGAGAAGGATGCTGACTAAGGAGCAGTTCAGAGAGATGCTGCTGGATATCAAGAATGCACTTTGGGTGATCGACGTCCCGAGCCCAACGGTGCCGGAATACATCCACGAGGGCTTGCAGAAGGTCATGGACCTGGTGGACCGGAAGCTGGACATAATGGACGCATCATATGGCGTGGATCCGGAGCTCGTCCGCTGTAAGAATTGCGAGCACTGGATCAAGAATACATATACGATGTGCGAGCACTCCTTTCCTGGGGACTTCTGCTCCAGGGCGGTAAAGAGGGAGGACGATGATGACGAGAGAGGTTAAGGCGGCGATCGACCGGATCAACGCCTTTCTGGCAGACTGCGGCAGCTGGCTGACCGAGGACATCCGGGCGGCCCTGCGGCTGATCGTGAGGAGGATGCAGGATGAGACTGATTGACGCGGACCGCCTTTGCAATGACTTGGTGAGGCGGTGGGACCTTGCGGACACGGAAAAAGAAAATCTTATTCGTGCAGTTATGGCTGATGTGGTTACACCCATCGTGGCAAGCCAGCCCACCATTGATGCTGTCCCGGTGGTAAGATGTATGGATTGTAAGCACAAGATCATTAACGACAATGTTCCGCGCAGGCCACTAATCTGTTGTCGCACTTTGAAAGTCGGGGAAACGGACCCGGATTGGTTCTGTGCAGACGGCGAACGGATGAACGGTGAATGACATGAAAGCGTGGAGAGTTGAGGACGAAGCGTCCTACGAGGGTGGATGTACGGTAGTTTTTGCCGAGACACGGGGCAAGGCTCATGCGCTTGCCTTGCATACGGACTGCTGCGAGGACTCAGAATGGAACGATGTTCGGGTTACCAGAATCCCGGCGATGGATAAGTACTATCGGGGAAGGTCGGAAATGAACTGGTATGACTCCAAGGACAGGATCGCTCTTGTGAAGGAGTGCGGGTGGTACTGCTCAGAAACGAATGGCCGTGAAGATTGCTTAACCTGCCCTGCCGCCGAATGGTGTGGTGACTATCAGGACTGGAAATATGATGAAGGAATAGCGGATGGCGTGACCGCGTGGATGCCGCTGCCGGAGCCGCACAAGGAGGACAGCAATGGGTAAGAAGGGAGAAGCTATGCGGGCCGCGAAGGCCCAGACATACATCACGATGACTAAGGAACAGATGCAGGCTCATGACCGGGAGCTCCTGGCCAGGTACCGCGAGACGGTAGGCCGCGAGCTGGAGCGCAGGGCCAGGGAGCTGGACGACCAGATGCAGGACCACGTCCGGGAGGAGTGGCAGAAGCGCGAGGAGCTCTTCGGAGGGACCCACAGGGACAATTTGATGACGATCCTGCAGCTGCTGCTGGCTGTGCCGTCGAGGATCCTGATCGAGCGCTTCGGCTGGCCGGCAGTCACTGGCCGGAATGCCAGCCGCTGCCGCACTGCCCGCTTCGCGGACCTGATGGTGGAGGAAATCAACTCGATCACCAGCGACGACACGAAGGACATCCGGGCGTACTGCGACGAGGTCTTCGACCTTTACGGCGTGCGATTTGAGTACAAGGAGGAGTAATGGAGATAGTATCTGAATATCAACGATTTGAAACCTTACGAGAAGAACGCGAGAAAGCACGAGGCGGCCGATGTGGCCGCCATCGCGAAAAGCATCGAGGCCTTCGGGTTCAACGATCCCGTGGGCGTCTGGGGTCCGCAGAACGTGATCGTGGAGGGGCACGGTCGTGTCCTGGCGGCCAAGCAGCTCGGCATGACGGAGGTGCCATGCATCCGGCTGGACAATCTGACCGACGAGCAGCGCCGGGCCTACGCCATGGCGCACAATAAAACTGCGGAGCTGTCGTCCTGGGACATGACGGTCCTGCCGGCAGAATTGTCTGACATTCATGGCTTTGATATGAGCAACTTCGGCTTTGTACCTCCGGCAGAAGTCGGACGAGAAGATGACTATCAAGAGCCAGATGAGGAGAAAGAACCAAAAGCAAAACGTGGTCAATTATGGATCCTGGGTGAGCACCGCCTCCTGTGTGGCGACGCTACAGATCCGGAGGATGCGCGACGTCTGATGGCAGGAGAGCAGGCGGATCTGCTGGTCACTGATCCGCCGTATAATGTCAGTTACACCGGAGGCACAAAAGATCACCTCCAGATTATGAACGACAGCATGAGTGGTGAGCGTTTTCGAGCTTTTTTGACTGATGCATTCCAGAACGCGGCTGAGGCTTTGCGGCCCGGTGGAGCGTTTTACATCTGGTATGCTAATACAGAAAGCCTTAATTTTTTTGAGGCAGCGGCAGACGTGGGTCTGCGGATCCGCCAGATGCTGGTCTGGGTTAAATCGACTTTTTCGCTTGGCCGGCAAGACTACCAGTGGCAGCATGAGCCATGCTTGTACGGGTGGAAAGACGGTGACGCGCATTACTTTGTCGACGACCGGACGCAGACGACCGTCTACGAAGACGCGCGTCCGGATTTTCGTCGAATGAAAAAAGATGAGATGCGAGCCCTTTTGGAGGATCTTTTTTCTGATAAGGTTAGCACTACAATAATGCATGAGGATAAGCCGGTGGCGTCGATTGAGCACCCCACCATGAAACCGGTCCGGCTGATTGCGAGACTTCTCCGGAATAGCAGCAAGAAGGGGGGGCTTGTTCTGGATCCTTTTGGAGGCTCTGGCACAACGCTAATCGCCTGCGAGCAGCTTGGCCGCCGGTGTTGCATGATGGAGCTGGACCCGCATTATGTGGATGTGATTATAGACAGGTGGGAGCGGTACACCGGGAGGGAGGCAAGGCGTGACACTGACCGAGACTTATGAGATGCTGAACCGCATCCGGGTGCTGGAGCGCAGGATCCGCAGGCTGATGATCTGGAGGGACGAGCTGCAGGCGTCCCTCCTGCCCGGAGCGGTGCGCTATGACACGGATCCTGTCCAGGTCTCCCCGGAGGATCATTTCGGGGACATCGCCGCCAGGGTAGCTGACCTGGACGTCGAGATCAAGCAGCTGCAGCGGCAGAAGGCCCGGCTGGTCTATACGATCGGTGACGCGATCGAGGGCCTGGATAATGATGTGGAGAAGACCGTGCTCTCCGCTTTCTACGTCGGCCGGATGCCCATGACTGACGTGGCGGAGATCGTGCACTATGGCCTCTCCAGGACCTACGACATCCGCAGGGCCGCGGTGGAGCACCTGGGGCTGATGATCTCCGAAAGATCGGAAGGATCGGAAGGATCGGAATAAAATCCGTAGTATACTGGTATTGTGCAAAAGCAGGACCGAGGAGTGGACCCATCGGTCCTGCTCTTTTTGTACCCTCCATACTACTTTTTGGATAGAGGTGCCCGGCCATGCATACGGGCACCCGTGGAGCTGGTGGCACTCGCGGCCGTTCAACCCGGCCGGGCTCCATGAGGAGGGGATTTGAACCCACCCCTCTCTATGGTGGCCGCCTGCGTCGGTCAGGGCGTGGGGACAGCACTGTACCGGACTTGGACTCCGGAGCGGCCGGCGCAGGCCTATGAAAGTGAGGTAACTAAGTGGCCAGACGATACGATCAGTGGCTGACCGAGGAAGGCCTGCTGAAGATCACCGGCTGGGCGCGGGACGGCCTCATCAATGCACAGATCGCGAAGAACATGGGTGTCGCGCGCAAGACCCTGCGCGATTGGCAGGATCGGTTCCCGGAGATCGCGGAGGCTCTGCGGAAGGGCAAGGAAGTGGTCGACCGGGAGGTCGAGAACGCCCTATATAAGAGCGCGATCGGGTATACCAAAAAGGTCAGAAAGCCGGTAAAGGTGAAGCTGGTGGACTACGACCCGGAGACGGGGAAGAAAATCCGAGAGGCGGAGACATGGCAGGCGATCGAGGAGGAGATCTTCGTGCCTGGCAACGTGACCGCTCAGATTTTCTGGCTGAAAAACCGCAAGCCCGACCAGTGGCGCGAGAAGAACGACGTCTTGCTCTCGCCGTCCAACGGCGTGCTGGAGGCGCTGCTGGATCTGGAGAAAGGCGGCCAGGAATGATCACGTGGAGCGAGAAGCAGAAGCAGGTGATCATGATGCCGTACCAGCATACGATTGACTGGCTGGAGGGCACGCCGCGGTCCGGGAAGACCACTGCGGGGATCGCGCGATTCGCGCGGCACCTGATTCGCGCCAGGGATACCAATCACCTGGTGACGGCGTACAGCGCCGAGCAGGCGTACAGGTTGATCATGGACGGGGATGGCTTCGGCCTGATCCACACCTTCCAGGGCTGCAGCCGCGTCTCGCATGATGACGAGGGCGCGCACCTGCTGATCACGATGCCGGACAAGACGATCCGGAAGGTCTACTGGAAGGGCGGCGGAAAGGCTGACAGCCACAAGTCCATTACTGGCATGAGCCTGGGCAGTGTTTACTTTGCAGAGATCAACCTGCTGCACCTGGACATGATCCAGGAGTGCCTCCGCCGTACCTACGCAGCGAAGGACCGCTGGTGCATTGCGGACTGCAACCCGCCGCCTCCGCAGGACCCTGTTATTAAAAACGTCCTGGAAATCCAGGACTGCAGCTGGACGCACTGGACGTGCGCCGACAACCCCGTCCTCACGCCGCAGAGGCTGGAGGAGATCCGGACGGCCTGCAGCAAGAGCACGTTTCTCTGGCGCCGTGACTGGCTCGGGGAGCGGGTAATCCCGCAGGGCGTGATCTATTGGATGTTCGACGTCAACAAGCACATCCTCCGGGAGATGCCGGATGTGTCTGAGATGCAGCCGATCGAGATGTACTTCGCCGGTGACGGCGGCGCGACCGATGCGACCAGCATCGGCTGCTTTGTTGTCTGCAGGACCCCGCAGCGGCAGCATCGTCTGCTCCGCGTGGGCAACTGGTACTATGACGGCGGCCAGATGGCCATGAGCGACCAGGCGCGTCACATCTGCGGGGAGTTCATCCCCGCAATGCGGCAGAAGACCGGCATGCGGGAGACCGGGATCATGATCGACCCTGCCTGCAAGGCCCTGCGTCTGGAGATTGACAAGCTCGGGTACCCGACCACGACGGCTGATAATAACAGCCGGGACATCAAGCGGTCCAGCAAGGGCATCAAGGTCGGCATCGAGGAGCTGCAGAACAGCATCAACGACGGCCGTTTCTTCCTGGTCGACGATCCGCGTTTCGGCGTGGAGGCGGCGATCAAGGAGATCGGCCTTTATTGTGTAGACGACAATGGCGAGCCCTTGGACGCATATAACCACGCGATGGACGAGATCCGATACGGGCACAACTATTTTGCTAAAACCTATGGGTACTGGTAAATGTTTGAGAGGTTACAGAAGTTCATGACTGACACGATTGCAAGGGCGGGCCTCGGCTCCGAATACAAAAGCATATTTGAGCTGAACGGTGTCCCCGCGTTCTCGGAGTTCTATAACCTCGGGATCCTGCCGTGGAAGTGTCTGTACAAGGGCTTTTACAGGCCATGGCACCTGATCCTGGCTCCGACCATCGAGGATCCGAAGCACAAGCGGAACATGGCCTACCTGAATCTCAGCAAGGCGCTCTGCGCGGAGCTGGCCGGAATGGTCTGGACGGACCAGTGCGAGGTGCACGTCTCCAGGGACGGCTTCGAGAGTGAGGACGATCCGCTGGACGCCTTCGTACAGGACGTGCTGAAGCGGAACAATTTCAACAAGAAGATGGGCAGGGCGGTCGAGCAGGCCGCAGCCATAGGCGGCGAGGCGCTCAAGTGCTGGCGTGAGGTCAGGAGAGACCGGACCGGAGCGGAGATCCCTGGGAGCGATCACATCCGAATCGGGTACGCAATGGCGGACCAGTTCGTCCCGACCGCATGGGACAACGCCGAGGTGACGGAGGGGATCTTCGTCACGCGGCAGGCTAAGGGCGGCTACTACTACACGCTGCTGGAGTGGCACGAGTGGGACGGCACGACCTATGTGATCCGGAACGAGCTCTACAGATCGGAGCGGAAGACCGGCGCGGACGGGACCGACCAGGACATCCTGGGCATCCGGTACCCGCTGGCCCTGATCTATCCGACGCTTGATGAGGAGGTCCGGATCAGCGTCGAGAAGTCGCTGTTCACCTACTTCAGCACGCCGCTCGCCAACAATATCGACGACAACAGCCCGCTGGGCGTGTCGATCTACGCGAACGCGATGGAGACGCTGCATGCGATCGACATTTGTTTCGACAGCTTCGTGCGCGAGTTCCGGCTGGGTAAAAAGAGGATCATCGTCCCGGCCAGAATGATCCGGACGGTGGTGGACCCGGTCACGGGTGCCCCGGTCCGGTACTTTGATGCGACGGACGAGACCTATGAAGCGCTCAGCACGGACGACCCGGACAGCCTCAAGATTCAGGACAACAGCGTGAGCCTGCGCGTGCAGGAGCACGTCGCGGCGCTGAACGCGTTCCTCAATATCTTCTGCCTGCAGGTCGGGCTTTCCGCCGGCACCTTCTCTTTTGACGTCTCCGGCGGACTGAAGACGGCGACCGAGGTGGTCAGCGAGAACAGCAAGACCTACAAGACCGTGCGCAGCTACCAGAACCAGATCACGCCGGCGATCGAGAGGCTCATCGAGGCCATCATTGACGTGGCCCAGCTCTATGACATGAGCTGGGAGGGCCAGAGCATCGCGGCCCTGGCTGCCGGCGGGTACGAGGTCAAGGTCAGTCTGGACGACGGCATCACCCAGGACCGGCAGACGAACATCAACGAGGGTATCACCCTTGTGGGCGCCGGTCTGATGAGCAAGAAGACGTTCCTCACGGATCCGAAGTACGGCCAGAACCTGACCGATGAGGACGCGGAGGCGGAGCTGCAGAGGATCCAGGACGAGAGACGGATCACGATGCCGAGCCTGGACCTGTTCGACGTGAACGGAGCTGAATAATGGCACGGCTGACGCCGAAGGACATCCTGGCGATCTCCGAGCCGATCGAGGCGATCTACGAGCGCACCGTGGACGACCTGCTGATCAACATTGCCCGGCACTTCAAGATCACCGGCTGGGAGCGGACCCGGTACTGGGAGATCAAAAAGCTTTCCGAGTTGGGCGCGCTGACAAAGGAGTCGGCGGCGATCATCGCCAGGAACACAAAGATGCTGCCGTCGGAGATTGAGAAGGCCTTCCTGCAGGTTTCGGAGAAGGCCTGCCTGGACATCGACCCGCAGCTGATGCGGGCTGCGAAGGAGGGCAAGCTCCTGGACCCGGGGACGAGTGTCATGTCTTCCCCGATCATGCGGGATATGGTCCAGAGCTATGTCGATCAGGCGATCGACAAGATGAACATGACAAACACCACGATGCTGGAGTCCACCCGGCAGGCGTACATGAAGGCCGTCGGCCAGATCGCGTCTGAGGAGCAGCTGGCAGAGGCCAAGCTAGCCCTGGAGAGCGGTGCCCTGGATGTCGTGACCGGAACGGAGACCCGGGTCCGGGCGATCGAGAAGACCATGCAGCGGCTCTCCGACACCGGGATCACCGGATTCTATGACCGCGCAGGCCGGGCCTGGAGCCCGGAGGCATACAGCTCCATGGTGATCCGGACGACCAGCCACAACGCAGCCATCCAGGCGATCAAGACGCGGCAGGAGGAGTTCGGAGGCGGAGACATCTTCCAGGTCTCCAGCCATCCGGGGGCCCGGCCGCTGTGCTATCCATACCAGGGGAAGTTCCTCTCCTGGTCCTCAGGTCCCGGGACCTTCGTTGACGGAGCCGGGCACGAGCAGGAGTACGATGACATCAACAGCACCAGCTACGGCGAGCCGGCGGGGCTCTTCGGTATTAACTGCGGGCACTACCCGATCCCGGTGATCCCGGGATACACCTTCCCGCAGAAGTACAAGGAGCAGAGCGAGAAGGAGAACGACAAGGAATACGCCGAGAGCCAGCAGCAGCGGGCCCTGGAGCGGCAGATCCGGCGGTACAAGCGGGACGCCGAGATGGCGGATGCCCTGGCGGATCCGGCGCTTAAGGCATCCGCGGAGGCGCGGGTAAAAGCCGCACAGCAGGAGATGCGGGCGTTTGTTGACCAGACCGGGCGCGCCCGGAGATATGACAGGGAGCAGATCCCGAAAGGAGCGATTAAATGATGTGTGAGCACCCGATCGAGGCGCTGGTCGGCATGGCCGACGGCGTGTATTGCCAGAAGTGCGGCGCGGTCCTTAAGGCCGTGCCGGTGAAGATCGAAGCTGCCATAGAAGAGCACCCCGAAGCCGCCGCAGAAGAGAAGTCCAAGAAGAAGAAGGGAGGCAAAAAGGATGCCGGTAAATGAAGCGAAGGACCAGGAGGCCTGGGAGGTCAGTGACATGATCCGCTGCGCGGGGAATGTCGTGGAGAATGCGTTGAGGGCGCAGGACGAAGCAAGCCGAAAGGCCCTGCGGGATGCCGCAAAGGTGATCCTGCAGCAGGCGATCGACAGGCTCGACGAGAGCGTCGGGGCGTCTGACGCGGATGAGGAGGAGGACGAATGAGGACACTGGTATCAAAGCCCTTCGCAGAAGGGCTTGTATATGCGGAATTTGCAGGATTGTCCACAGAATCAAAGCCCACCACAGGCATTGTAACCGGTAGCCTGTACAGGGCCGTAGACACCGGGAAAGTGTACGCCTTCGCAGAAGGCGATACGCCCGCTTGGTATGACCAGGACCCGGTTCCGGAATCTTAAGTTACCAATCGCCGTGAGGCGTTAAACCATTTCGCCGCCATCAAGGCGTTAAACAGGAGGATGTAAAATATGGCATTTACGAGGAAATTTCTACTGGACAACGGGGTCCCCGAGGACAAGGTCGACACGATCCTCGCGGAACGGAACCGCACGCTGAAGGACTACGTCCCGCAGACAGACGTGCAGGCGCAGATTGATGCCGCCCTGGAGGCAGCTAAGAAGGACGCGCCGCCGGATGTGCTGCAGAGCCCGGAGTACCTGGAGCTGCTGGGCGAAAACGCGAAGCTGAAGGCATTCCAGGGGGATGACTTCGCCGGCGTAAAGGCGCCCTACAGGGATATAGTCTGGGAGAAGCTCGACCATGCCGACAAGCACAAACCGTACAGCGAACAGCTGGCAGAGCTGCAGACCAGTCTGCCCGACCTGTTCAGCGTGAAGGAAGAGCCCGCAAAGCCAAACTTCGGCTCGCAGCCGCAGGGCGCTGCGCCGACCGGGCAGAAGGGACCGTCCTTCGCAGACACCTGGGGGTTCGTTCCTCCAGCGAAGTAAAGGAGGGCAATTATGCCTAATCTCAACTATGCTGCGCAGTATGGCCGCGAGCTGGCCAATGCGTATCCGTATCTCTCTTATTACGGCGACCTGTGGAACGCCGGCGAGAGTCAGCGCTTCCGTCCGCTCCGTGGTAAGACCGTCTACATCCCGAGCATGAGCACCTCTGGTGCTCGCGCGGCGAACCGGGACCGCATCGACGGCGTGTTCACCCGGAATTTTGACATCAACTGGGAAGCCAAGGATCTGCAGATGGACCGTGAGTGGGACACCCTGGTCGATCCGATGGACATCGACGAGACCAACGAGGTCGCCACGATCGCGAATGTCACCCGGACCTTCAATCAGTTCCAGAAGGTCCCGGAGCAGGACGCTTACATGTCCAGCAAGCTGGCAGGCTTCGCTTCCGCTTTCGGCGGTGTGTCCACCAGCTCTCTGACTGCGGCCACCATCCTGGGCCTCTGGGATGACGCCATCGCTTTCATGACCGATCAGCGCGTCAACCGCGACCGTGTCCGCTGCAAGATGACGCCCAACACCTACAAGCTCTTGAAACAGGCGGCTGGAATCACCCGCTTCATCGACCTGTCCGGCGGCATCCGCGGTGCGGACCGGAACATCGGCCGGCTCGACGGCGTGACCATCGAGGAGATCCCGTCCGACATGATGAAGTCGCTTTACAGCTTCGTCACCGGCTGGTCCATCGACGCCTCCGCGGCTCAGATCGACTTCCTGCTCTACGACCCGATGGCCATCGCGGCCCCGATCGTGTACGACACCGCCATG